CAGGGTCTTCTTCTTGGATAAGGCGTGTCCATGCCAAAAGTACATCGCGTTCAGTTTCGTAGCTTTCAATGATAGTATCGCGTACACTATTACAGGTATCTAAAGCAATACAATGGTTCTTGTATGGTTCCTTATTTCCATAAGTTAAGAATGTTGAACCAATAAATGTGACTTTGTCACCTTCTAATTTTGGAAAGCATCTACCAAGGTGTTCTGTTAATTTATCCACTACTGTTTCTCTCTTGTATCTTTTATCACACAGAATATTGGTAATTGTATAAGTTCTTGCTTTTCGGTGTTCTTGTTCCAGGTCTGGTTGGTTTGATAATTTGTATTTTGTTCCTGTAGATGTTTCTTCCATATCAATATCTTCGTTGGTTTCATGATTGTCTCCATCTTCATTATCACTTCCATCATCCTCATCATTGTCTGTTTCTTCATCTGTTTCTCCATCATTTTCATTACCATAGTTATCAGCATTTTCAGCCATTTTTATTTGGTTCTCATGGTATTTCTCAAACATTCGTTCAATTGTGAGTATATCATCATCATTATTGATCCCAGTATCTCTGCTAATTGGACCTAGGAATTGTGTAATACTTCTTTCCATTTGTTCCTCGGTTGTTGGATGTATGGGGTATACCATTGACACATCTTGAAATGTTGTTGCTCTGGTGGGGTATCCAAACGCAGTGCGAATGATATCCGAAATAATGGGACCGCTTTCTGCCTTGTTACGCTTGTCCATATTATCTTCCACCTCAAAGTACTCAATGATATTGTTTGCCAATTTCTTGTAAGATTTTACAGGAACTGGGAAATCTCCATGACTACTACTGGCTTCAATATCAAAACTACATATCTTGTAAGGAACAATTGTTTCTTTTTCTGGATGTGGAATAATATTATTCTGTGTTAATTGGTATTCATATTTACAGGTAGTAAGCTTCATTGTACTATGAGTTTGTTTGATATTTACAATTTCAATCCAACCAGATGGGCTGATTTCATTGATGTGGAAGAAACGGAGGATAGGTGGAATGTTGGATTCGTAAATACGTGTTCTACATCCAGAGAACGCAAAACCATTGGGATTAAGACGACGACCTTTTTCTTGAATACCGGTTGTTTGTTCTTGGTCCATGTACCACAGATTACGTGTTTTGTTGAACGCACTAATGTTGTCAAAGTCAATACGGACAAACTTGTATTCTTTTCCATTATCAAACCCATACAACTTTCTGCGTTTGATGAGATACGACGCATTAATACTTTGGGATTGGAAACGTCCTATTTTCTCTTTGATATGGTCAACAAAATTATCTTTCTTGGATTTTGTCCAGTCATCATTTACAAGTATATAGAAGAATGGTTTGAAATCATCTACAAACATGCTACACGTCTCTCCAATTTCATTGATACCAAACATTTGAATTACAAAGGTGTCTGCTTTATAAGTTCTCTTGGTATGGTATCCTTCATCATCGTTGTCGGTATTTTCTTCTTCAGACTCTCCTGAGTTTGCTTGGAATTTGTCTAGAACATTAAAATCAAATAAGCGGAACATAAGTTATTGTGTTGTACTGTATAATGGTGATATAATCTTAAATGTTTTGTGTAATATCAATTTTTAGAATTACACAAATCTGTAAATAAATCTAAATCATTATTTTATTTTGGAGAGAATATTCCCCAAGTATTAATGGTGTCTATGGTGAGATCTTCTTACACTCTTTCTTTTATTTTTTCTTGTTTTTTTGCGTCGCTTTCCTCCAGATTGAACCGCTGGATTTTTAGGAACATTATCTTCATTTTCTCCAGGCGAAGAAAAGCTGGGTTCCCTATATTCAGAAATGCTATTATCTCCATAAAAGCTACTATCTCTAGAACTGCTAGTGTTATCTTCTGAAATAGGAACCTTATACGCATTTCCTTCACAAACCTTAAGGGGGTCTACAAGCTGTTTAAGTTCTTTACACTGTGGGTCATTAGATGCTGTGAAATTAAACCAACTCTTACATGATTTTTGTTTATTTATCATTTCTGTTACTTTATTCGCATCTGTTAAACATTTACGGGCATTATGTTCTTCTACCTCTGGTTGAAATGATTTCTGGGATTTTGCTAATGCACTTTTTTTTGGATTAGTTGGGTCATAATTTGCAGGATTTTCATTTGGTGCATTAACACCTGTTCTATAAAGTCTCAATGAGGAAGGCATATTATATAGTGCGTTTGCACGACTATTGATATAATTTTTGATAGATTGAAAAAATCCTCCACGTTGTCTTCTGCGATTTGATTTGTGTTTTATTGTTTTATTTGGCATTATATATTATAAAAAGAGTATAAATATAAAATAATAAATAAATGGGAACTTTTTACACATATCATACATCCCCTATAAGTTCTTATAACACATAACTGAATTTAAACACATTTTTGATTTTGTGGAATAAATATATCCCAGGAGTTTCATTTCGGTTTTCTCTCAAAGACTGAACTGTTGTAATATTAATCTGTGCGTTGTTTAAATATATCCATAGAATATACGCAATAACAACACAGAGAGAAACAAGTATGTCTCTTTTTATGATGCGAGTATTCCAGATAGTAGCCAGTGGAATAATTTTTGTCAGAATAAAAACAAAAATAAAATAAATTAAATTCTCTATGGTCGCATAGCCATAAATATACCACAGTGTAAAGATGTTCTCTATAATAGCAAGAATAAGCATAAGTTTTGGATTAGCTTTTACAAGTGTAATCATGTAAAGAATGTACCACGCAAATATCCAGTAGGATAATATAAAATCTGGCCTAATCATCTTTTATATTAACTGTTTACAATATTCCTCATTTCTCTCTATTTTCCTTCATTAGATTCTTTTGTTTTCTTTGAATTTGTTGTTTTGGGTTTATCTTCTTTTTCTGGGGTTGGTTTATCTTCTGTTGTTTTCTTAGCTCTTGTTTTTTTTGGTTTTTCAGCAGTAGATGTTGGTATATCTAAAAGACAGTTGCCCTCAATAGGCGTTTCTTTTGTTTTTCCTTTTGTTCTGGAAGAAGTTCCCCTTTTTTGTTTGGAGAGAACCGCACACATTTCTTCCATGGTGATATTACTAACATCCCTATTTCCAAAACATTTAATTGACCTGTTTTCATCTCCCCATTCAGCATATCGTCCAAACTTTCCCTTACGCACAATAATCTCCTTGTCTTCAAATACTCCAAAGAAGGTTCCACCATAAAGAAGCTTTCCACCAGGGGTAGTCTCTGGTTTATATCCCTCTTCTCCTTCTTTGGGCTTTGTAACAATCAACTCTTGTAATGTGTACCCACCATTTTCCAGTCGTATCATATCAACATCTGGACGCACTGGCCACCATTTTATTTCTGGTTCTTCTCCTTCAGTTGTAGATGGAATTGTTTCTTTAATGACTGGTCCATACTTTGCAACAGTAAAACAGTGAGTTTCATCAATTGGTATCTGGAACTTTTGTATTTTAGTTGACTTGACTTGTTTTATGAGTTCGCTGAGATATTCCTTCTGGTTATAGCAGACTTTTACCCAATTAGCAGTTCCATTATTTATTTGGTCTAACAAGGCTTCTGTTTCTCTCGTATAAGAAAAGTTAAATAGTGGAGCAAAGTGTTGATATAGAAATCTTGAGACAACAATTCCCATAGGTTTAATAACCAGTTTGTTCTTCTCTGTTCCAAATATCTTATTTTCTTCTTGAGTAGTTATTGACATTTTATTGGAAGAGTTTGTAAGAAAAATATTTACACAAGGCCATGTGATACCTTCCAGGTTCTCTCTATTTACATATTCTCTTGTTTGGATCTTGTCAACAATCATAGCAAAGGTAGAGGGGCGACCAATGCCTTCTTCTTCCAGGAGTTTAATAAGTTTAGATTCTGTGTAATGAAGTTGATTGCGTGTAGTAGTACATTCTTGTTTAGCATTGATAGTATTTATAGATAATGGAATAGATTTGTCTAGATTATCCAGAACACTTCTGAACTTGTTTGAGGTTGCTTGTTCAATCACACTTTTGTTTTCACTTTCTTTGTGATAAACAGATTTCCATCCTTCATAAATTGGAGTTTCTGTGCTATGTTTGTAAGTTAGTCCCATTGGCCCTTGTAAGGTTGCTGTCTTAACAGAAACAATTGAGTGTTTCATACAACTTGCTACACTGGTTTCCCAAATAATTCTATAAACTCGGCAAGTCCTCCCATCATATTTAGAAGAAGAGAGAAACCCTATATTAAGATTTGTTGGGCGAATTGCTTCATGAGCCATATGGTTTGTCTCTGTTAATCTTTGTGGCGTTGCTGTCAAGTGTTCTAGTTTGCCTTCTTTTATTAAGTGTTTGCGTGTTTGTTCCATAAAGGTCCTGCTATACTTTGTGTTTTCAGTTCGCATATAAGTGATAAGACCATTCTCATAAAGATGTTGACATATTTGCATAGTTGTCTTTGGAGAGAGATGCATATCATTTGATATTACTTGTTGTAGACGACTCGTGTTTAGTGGCGCCGGGGGCGCTCGGGACGCTTGTGTATTTTCTTCTGTTATTACCATATGATGGTGTGTTTTGGATTGTTCCAGAAAATCTAATACTTCTTCTTTGGTGGTGAAAGTGGTTGTAAGTTTAAATGGGATTTTATAAGTTGTGAAGGTGCCTTCCACAATATACTTGACTTCTGTTGGTGTATCATTTATTTGTAGTTGGTTATCCAGAACCATCTTAAGAGCTGGTGTTTGACATCTTCCTGCAGATAAACTATTCTTATCATTATTGGAAATATATGTCCACAACATTGGAGAGATTTTAAAACCAATAAATAGATCTAACACTTGGCGTGTAAATTGTGCTTGTACCAAGTTCATATTGATGCGTCCTGGGTTTTGTATAGCAGATTGAATGGCATCACTTGTAACTTCGTGGAATACAATCCTGGGAGTTGTTTCTACAGGGAGTCCATAGTAGTCACATACATGCCACGCAATTGCCTCACCTTCTCTGTCGTCGTCTGTAGCAAGAATTACTGAGGTTGCTTGACGTATAAGTGTTCCAAGATAGTTGATATTCTTTTGTTTTCTCTCGTCTTCTATTTTGAAATTTAATTGGAGAGAAGTGTTATTTTCTGAAAATACAATATCCTTGAGTGAAACAAGAGAGCGAAAATGTCCATAGGTTGCCATTACCCGGTAATTAGGTCCTAGGTATTTTTCTATGGTGGAACATTTTGATGGAGATTCCACAAGAACAAGAGTGAATGGATTTGCAGGAACTGTTGATTGTGTTGTTGTTTGTTTTATTTTTTTGGTTGCTTTGGGAGTTGCTTTGGTGGGTTCTTTATAGTTCTCTTGAACTTTTTCTGTAATAGTCTCTATTGATTGTTTTTTTGGCATTTCTATAACTATAGTAATGTCAAAAAATGTTTATATATATTTTATGTAATATATTACACCCCTAATACTAATTTTAAACCTTATACATGTATTTACACTACATAGTCTAAATCATTCATAGATGTGTTAGTAGACTGATGTTGTAATAAATGGGGAAATAAATGAGGAATACCACATTCACAAGGACTATCTATATATAACTGGTAAACAGTATATTTGCACTCATCAACACTGTAAGCAGTTGTAAATTCCTGTAAAGCAACACGTGCTAATGGTATAGCCCAAGATTGGTTAAAGCTTGACATTGTGTATATTTGCTCTATATATACTTTGTCTCCAGGAATACACAATTTATCTGTATACATTTCTTTCTTTGTATAAAAATATACTTTGTCTTTTGCCCAATCACCCATTTGTACTCCAATTTGGTAATATAGTGTTCTGAGGTCTGCCGTAATGATATCATCAGTGTCATTTATTGAGTACTTTGGCACAACAACTAACTGAGAGTATCCACATGATTTTGTAACTTTAAATAAAATGTTATTGTCTGGTATTGTTCTGGTATAAGAACTGAGCATTTCGTTAAATTCTTCACACACTATGGGCATTTTATATTGTGTTTATTTTTCGGCTTTAAGTTGTTTTATTATACACATCCAAAGTTCTAGCAGATGGATCTACATAACTGGAAATCACATTTCCATCTTTATCCCACTTAGGTTGCCAGTATCCATCAATAATACGAAAGCGTTGTTTTCCAAACATCTCTACAAAGGAATGAATATAATATTGTTCTTCTGTTAATCCATACATTTCATAGATATGTTCCTTAATAATAGAAAACCATGATTTATCAACCGCACTAATCCCATCGCTGAAAGCTTCCTTCTTACGCCACATGACATCTTGTGGTAATAGTGGTCTCTCTCCATCAGCACATTTACGTAACCACCATTTTTCAATTCCATTTGCCTGTGGAGTTCTCCTTTCGGGAGGTATTTCCCAGTAAGCCTTAATGAATTCTGGGTCTAAATATGGAACTCTTGCCTCCAATCCAAATGAAGCCAAACAACGATCTACTCGTCTCACATCATATTTGTGAATATTGCTTATATAATCAAGAGCGGCATAGTGCATTTCACTAGCACTTGGAGCATACCAGTTGAATAAATAAGATGAACATATTTCATCTGGACCTTCTCCAACTAATAACACTTTAATATCTGTATTCTCTTTAATGAACTTAGAAACAAGATACTGACCGACAGAAGCACGAATGGTTGTTGTATCCCAGGTTTCTGTTGTATAAATCACATCATTTATTGCGTCTAATGCTTCTTCTTCAGTGAATATGACTTCTGTGTGGTCCGCTCCAATATACTCAGCAACCATTCTGGCATACTTTAAATCACTTCCACCGGCCAATCCACAACAAAAAGTTCTTATTGGTTTCTTAATAAGACTTAATTCAGAAGCAATCGCACAAACTAAACTGGAATCCACTCCACCGGATAAAAGAAATCCGATTGGGGCATCAGCTGTCAATCTCTTTTCAATAGAATGAAAGAGCGCATTCTTAACATCTAACAAATACAGATCATCTGTTTTTTTAACAGGAGAAACCAGAGAGACCCATTCAAATGGATGGAGATCCACATAAGACATTACACCATCATCATCATAACAAAAACGTTGAATTGTTCCAGGTTTAAATTCTGTAACAGGTCCGTTAAAAAATGTACACGCCTTAATCTCAGAAGAAAAAATAGCAGATCCATTTTGTCCATGATATAAAGGACGAATACCTATTTGGTCTCTACCAGCTACTATATGGGACACTTCATTCTTAGAGTTTAGCACTGTCATTACAAAAGAGAACTCTCCTTCAATCTCATTCTCAAACATTGCGACAAACCTCATGTAATCCATTCCACATTTTTTATAAAGAAGAGGAATTACAAGACAATCGCTGTTAGTTGTAATACCTAAGTTGTAAGTCTCATTAAGTTTCTTGTAATTATAAATTTCTCCATTACACACAAATATAGCAGTCTCACCATTATCTAGTTCTACTACATAAGGTTGATTTGAAACTGGTGATGGTCCCATGATAGCAAGACGATGAAACCCAATAAATACATTCTTGGAATACTGGTTAAAAGACGAATGGTCTGGACCTCTATTATTTATGTTCATGAATTGATTATACAATTCTTCATTAGATTTAACTGTTTTATTATTATCAATATAAACCAAAATTCCGCACATTGTTCCATATATCCAGGAATAGTTCTTTATTTCCTTTTTTAATATATTTGTGTAATCCTTTGTAAAGAACCAATATAAATACTTAATATTTATATATAAATAATGGATAAGATACACATAGATAAAGAATTTAAATGTCAACATAATAAGATTAAGACAATAGTGTCTTGTTTCTATAGCTTTTTGACATTTAAAATACTAATGTATAAATAAAAATAATATTACTGTATGTAGATATATTCATCATTTTTTACAAAAAAATGTTTTTTTATACCATTTTGTTTTGTTCCACAACCAATAGTATAATTTCCTATTTCTAATTCTAATTCCATTTTAAAT